CCAAAACTTAATGTAAATTATATAATTTACACTAGCTTATCGAGACCAGAAGGTCTCAAACGCCTGATAACAGGACGTTTCTCACGATAAATTTCGTGGTTAGCGACAAAGTCTTCAGTCGCCGTAACACCATAGTCCACCTTATATATCTTTTCAAGGATAGGGAGGTGTATCCAATCCCCGAATCGTAGTCCAACAACTGCATCATACAATTGATACCATTCAAAATCATCACCACCATACCGTTCTTGTAGATCATGTAGGGAAATAACCCTATGTTTATCATACTTTGACAAATCTAATTTTGCCCGAACACGCAAAGCGTCTAATAATATTGAAGAAGGTTCATTAACAAGGGACAAAACCCACTGTTGTATATGTATTTCAGTTAAAGTCTCATACGAACTATTTAAGAAGGAATCCTGGGTCAAACCAAAGAACTCTTTACGTGGAATGCCATCTAAGGCACCAAAACTCCTCAAAATAGGACCATAAACTAGCCAAGAATGGCTTAAATTGAATGCCCTTTTAAGAAAAGTAACTGAATTCCAAGAAGACCGAAGATCCACTGTAAGCTTATAACCGACTGAAAAAGCGGCGGTAACAATGTTTTCTGATGTGAGTAAATCATCAATATGTAGAGGACTATCTCTACAAAAATCATGAATCCCACAACATATTAACACGGAAGCCAAATTATTCAAAACAGTAGTTAACTTAGAACCACTGTATTCAAAATAAAATTTTGGTTGTAAAACAACATATTCATTGTCATCATCCGGATTGACAATTCTTGTAGGTCTCGCACACTGTTCAATCAATTTTAATAAATTCTCAGATACTCCAATCTTGGATGCTAAATAATTCAAAGCAACAAATATTGGAAACCCGTTGCTAGCATCACAAGATGAAATATCAGTCTCAAATAATTTAAATCTGCCATTGATGTTTGAAACCAAAAAACCATCATCACTAAAAAATATTAATTTCACAGAATCATTTGGTATTGATAAGGCTTCTCTAAACATCAGATCAGATTTTGAGCTTTCTTGGCAATCATAATATTGGCATGAAAAAGTGATAAGCCGAAAATCCTTCAAAAAAGAACCAACTACGATTTCTTTCTTAAAGAGAAATTTTAAACAATCAACAGAAATATAATCTGCCAATGCAAGCCACTCTCCAGTAGCATATAGCCTACCAACTTTGCCAACTTTACCATACTCCCATTTAAACTTACTCTTAAAACCCCCATCATTGTGTAAAATTTTATTGAAATACTCAATTTTGTCAACATATGAAATATACAAATCACGTTTTGGGTGCGGTAATCTTACATAGTGTGACAAAACTGTATAAGTATCCAAATAAAAATACACTGGGGAATATATAACAACTAAAATAAAATTCCAAATCTCTCCCAATAAACATAGCATTGACTCATACAATTTTAAAATCAAATCAAAAATATTTCTTTCAACAACAATTCCATCCAAAGTTCTAAGGAAGGTTGAAGTTGAGTAATGACTATTAATGTTAGGAATTGTGTAAGAATATACAAACTTACGTAAAACTTTATTTTTGTATACTTTCTTGGAATTTAAAACTAAATCAGCCCCATCATTTACACAACTAGCACCACAAAGGGTAGCTAAAGGCTCAATGTGGGACTGATAAATCCCAGAAAGGGCGGAAAACTGATTTTGCACTCTTAACTCTTCAGTATCTTCAGATTTAAAATACCTGCTGAGTGCAAAAATAACGTTCAGAGCACACTTACCATATGTTTGAAACGCTTTAATAGGAGAGAAACAAAATAACAAACGTTTATTGTAATCACTCTCCAACAAAGGTAATGACGTATTAAAACCGATTCGCTCAAGCCTGTCATCTAGACCAACGTCAAAATAAAACCCTGAACTTTTAACTATTGCCCAGTTCCCGTTATACCTATAAAAACCCGGGTCAATAGAAACAGTAACCGGTTTAACATATAAAGAACTCGAGTTCATAGTAACCCTGAGAGCACAAGCAACTACGCTGACTCCAGGATTTGGTAAGTTTCTACTTGAATTCTTATACATATAAAATTTAACGGTACCGTCAATCAAATCTGAGGGAAAAATATTGAGATATTGAATCACAAAGGAATTAATTGCTAAAAAATTTCGTGGCTCATCGGGTAAAACCTTAAGATAAGACAAGATGTATGTATAAAGATATTCAGACAATATCACCTCTTCCCTTAAAAAATTTTTTCCAAAGGCACGAAAATTTGGAATGACATACCTTTCTATTGGTAATTCTATAAATTCAAAATGAATACCATCGATGGGCACCAAGTGGTTATTGTCATTTCTAAACTTAACACCATCTAAAATGTAAGCTTTATGTTTAGCACTCACTTGGCTATCCACCTCATCATTATTAACACCTAGGGAATCCAACTGGTCTACTATATTCCGGTTGGATTCATTACCTGGCAAACAAGGTGGAGCCAACATTTCACGAACAACTCTCTTTTCCCTACACTTACGCGGTTGAGAAGAT